AGAGATTAAAACTGAGTCGGGATTGATTTTATCGGGCGAGGATGCCAATCAACTGAGATACAAACGCGCTGTTGTGCAAAAATCCGGCACAGATGTGTTGGTTATCAACGAGGGTGATGAGATATATTACGACAAGGGTCGTAGTTTCACCATGATAATCAATGATGTTCATTGTACAGTCATCACTGAGAACGATGTAGTGGTGGTATTATAGTTTATTTACTGTCCTTTCCTTACCTTTAAAGGACTTGTTCATCTCCATAATCATATTTCGGTATACCTTGTCGGTATACTTCACATTTTTCTCAAACATAGTGTTGCCACTGCCCATTGGTATCTCCTCACCGCTAAGTTTTTTGTATATTGAGGTAATCATCCGACTTGTTTTGTATGGCAGCTCATATATCGCCCTACTTCCTTTAAATCCCCTACGAAATACAACTATCCACCCATCTCTTAGCAGGGTATCGAACCTATTTACGTTCCAACTGACAAGCGCATCGAACTCTTTGAACTTATCTTTTGTGAAGTACTGCTCGGAGTACAAGAATAGCAGTATATCAAGGTCTGCTTGTGTTAGACCATACTTATTTTTTATGTAATATCTTATTACACGCCAATATTTTAGATAGTCATTACCTATTTTTTTCATTTTATTAGATTTTATTTTATTACTTTTGTAAAGTTAATTCATAATAACTTAAAAAACAAAAGCCATGCCATTTGATGACGAAAAAAAAATCAAAAGATTAAAAGAGAGAGAAGCTAAACTTGTAAGTAAAGGCAACAAAGCTGTAGATGAAGGTAGAGAGAAGAAAGCCGATAGATTATTGGGTAGAGCAGCGAGAGTTGAGAACCGTATAATTAATTTAAAGGAAAGAGATACTCCATTACCTCCCTCTAATTTTTAAATAAACTAAAATGGCAAAACATAAATCAGTCAAGACAACTGCAGAGCAAGAGAAAACTCCTGCTGAAAAGCTTGCATTTAATAACGCTGCTGTTGAAGCACTTAAAAAAAATGCTGCTATAAGAGATGCAGAAAGAATAAAAAATAAAGAGATTGCATCTGCCTCATATGCACGAAGACGAGCAAATAGAGATTCAGGTAGTACCGGTAGGACTAGATTAGTAGGACTATCAACTTTTAACCGACCTTTCCAAGGCGATGGACTTTCTAGCTAATGGCAAATAAAGAAAACATGAAATGCAATAGTCCTGTTCCTTCAGATAAGGCAGGCAAAAAGAAAATGGTCAAGGCATGTAGCAATGGAACGGAGAAACTGCTACACTTTGGAGCAAAGGGCTATGGCAATAACTATAGTGCTGCGGCAAGAAAAAGTTTTAGAGCACGACATAGTTGTGATACTGCAAATGACAAACTAACACCAAGATATTGGGCCTGCAAAAATCTATGGGCAGGACCGGGTGGTTCAACCACAAGCAATCCAAGTAACCGAAGAGGTAAATACTAAATGTATAAGATAATTTTATATCTTTGTAAAAAATAAAATCAAATGGGAAAGACTAAAGGAATGGGTGATGTTATTGAAAAGATAACAACAGCAACGGGAATTAAAAAAGTAGTGGATACTGTTTCAAAAGTAACAGGTAAAGATTGCGGGTGTGCTAAAAGAAAAGAAGCACTAAACAATCCTAACCTACTTGTAAATAAAATGTTTAACAATAAAAAATAAAAAAAATGAAAAAAGTAGCTAAGGTAACAAAGAAGACAGCTTTTGATATTAAGGAAGCGAGTAATCAAAAATTAACAGCAAGTGCAAGAAACAACTATGCGAAAAACGCACAGGCGGCTATGAAAAATACTAAAAAAAAATAAGCTATGCCAAATTTAAAACTTCAGGTAAGTAGAGCATTAAGTGTTACACTTTCAAATGATACAAATATCCCAATGCCTAATGTTATTGTAAATAGTATAACAACATCAGCTGCTACGAATAAACTTGTAGACTCAACAAAGAATTTTTCTAGTAGTGGAGTAAATCCATTAAATATTCAAGTTGGAGATATTGTATATAACACTTCAGTGGCAGCAGCAGCAATGGTTACAAACGTAGATAGTGCTACGCAGTTAACTCTAAATGCAAATATAATATCAACAACACAAGGTTACATATTATATTTAGGCACAAATACCACCGGCACAGTTGAGCCATGTGTATTATATGTTGGTACAGGAGGTGACCTTGAAGTTACTACTGCAGGAGGAGATGTTGTAAATTTTATTGGAATACCATCAGGTACTTTTTTACCTGTACAAGTAATAAAAGCAATGACAGGTTCAGCCGCAGATATTATAGCCCTTTGGTAAATGATACAAATAGGCATAAATATAGCGGTAAAAGGTTTATCAATTATTAGTTCTTTGTTTAATTTCAGAGTAACTGAGAGTAGTGATGATAGAATAACCGAGTCAGGAGATAAAAGAATAACAGAATAAATATATAAAATGGCAAATAAAAAGATTAGTCAATTAACAGCAAAGGGTGCAGCATTAGCAGCTACTGACTTAATAGAGATTGCTGAAGATAATGGAGCAGGTGGCTATGTAACAAAGTCAGTGACAGGTGCAAACATAAAGAGTGGGCTACAAGCTACTCTAGTAAGTGGCACTAACATAAAGACTATTAACAGCAATACTATTTTAGGTAGTGGTGATTTGGTGATAGCAGGAGGGCAGAAAGTACCCGCAGTATCTAATACAATAGGTACAACTATTACAGGCTTAACTAATGCTATATCAGATTCATTCTTATTACCTGCTAATACTTTTAGTAGTAATTGTCAAATTGAACTACAATGGTATTCATCTAGGATTGTAGGTGTAGGAGGTTCAGTACAGGGATTAGTATATATCAATAGTACTAACTCACTTACAGGAGCTACTCTAGTGGCTACAGGTTTTACTCTCTCAAATTCAGGAGTGAGTAATATTACTTGTAGAAGAACTGTAGCTGTAAGGAGTAATGTAGGAACTTTAATGTCTACTATAAATCCGGCAAGTAGTGATTTTAGCGCAACTCAACCAACAGAAAACTTACCATTTGATAACACATCAGGGATATATTTTCTATTCGTTATGAATAACGTAACAAATCCTCTTCTACAATCTCGCAATGTAGGATATAGATTAGTAGGATATAACTTATAATAATAAAGCAATGAGCAATATAAAAACAAGCAAGGGTAAATTAACCTTTAATAATACAGAGTATGTATTACAGAACTTTACTAATGATTCAGGTGAGTCAGTTAGCTATGCTCTAGTATCAGATAGTCAAGTGCATATAGGAACTGATAAGGGCATCATATTATTTGACCTGTCATGCACTATTAACAAAGAGACATTTACAGATATTAATTTATTTACTGCAGCACTTTACTAACACCTAGATAAAAATGAAAGGTAACTACTTAGCAAGTCTATATTTTATTTCGGGTTATATAACTTCAATGTTTATGATGTTTCAAGGTCAAGAACACTACATTGTTTTTGGTGGTATAACATTATTTTTTTATTTAACATTCAGTATTACTGAAGCTTTTGAAGAACTAGACTTATGAAAACACAACTATCTTTATTAATACTATCTATACAATCAGAACTATTGACACTTATCTCCATATGCTTTGCATTCTTTTTACCAATAAGTGGTATTCTTATAATGATAGGAGTACTAATTATCATTGATACTTTTACAGGTATTTGGAAAGCTAATAAGTTAGAAGATAAAATAACTAGCAGAAAACTATCTGCGATTATAAGTAAGTTAGCACTCTATGAAATTACTGTTATAATGTTCTTTCTTATTGATAGATTTATTCTTAATGATATCATTTTGACATTCTTTAGTGTACCATTTATGCTCACTAAAGTAGTGGCATTAGTACTAGCTTCTATAGAGGTGATGTCAATCAATGAAAACTACAAAGTAGTAAAAGGAATAGACCTATGGCAGTCAATGAAGTTACTATTTGCAAGAGCGAAAGACATCAAAGACGACATAAATAAAATTAAATGACAACTCAACAGGCAACAAAAAAATACGGTACTGCTAATGTAACAGGAGTAGGATATTTAGTAAAGATTAAGCTACCATATCCAATGCGTATAGCTTGGGACTTAGATAGCTCGGTAAATTCTATGATGTGTCACAAGTTAGTAGCTGATAATTTCACAGCGGTATTCAATGAACTACTATCTGTATATGGATACGATAAGATTAAGGAGTTAGGAATAGACTTGTTTGGTGGCTGTTTTAACTACAGGAAGATGAGGGGAGGTACAGCACTATCTATGCACTCATGGGGAATAGCCATTGACTTAGATCCTGCAAGAAATCTACTTAAGGAGTCATCAAAGACTGCAAGATTTGCAAGACCTGAATACAAGGCAATGATAGATATTTTTTACAAGCATGGCTTTATATCTTTGGGTCGTGAAAAGAATTATGATTGGATGCATTTTGAAATAAAAGAGTAATGGCTAAGATAAAATTAGAGACAACAAAAAAGGTTAAACCTAAAGTTAAGCGTACAAACGTACACGCAAAAAGTAAAACTTCTAAATTGAAGTCAAGTAAAAATTACAAGAAAATTTATTCAAGACAAGGGAAATGAGAAATTTTTTAGCAGGCACAAAAACAGGAAAGTCAAAGACAGCAAAGTATTACCAAGAACATCCTGAAGCAAGAAAAAAGAAGGTGAAGTATGACATGAAGTATCATGACACTGAAGAGCGTAGAAAATACCGAAGAGACTTAGAGCGTACTAATAGAAAAAATGGTACAAGTGGTAACCACGATGGTATCGACAATGCGCATGTTTCTAAAAACAAAACAGTACCTCAATCACAATCTAAAAACAGAAGTGATAAATCAAATAATTTCTTTAAAAAATAAAACATGTTTAGAGTATTATTATTATTATTTGTGTTGTATGGTTGCTCTGCGCAATATCATTTAAACAAAGCCATTAAAAAGGGATATACCTGTGAGCAGACAGGAGATACTATAAGAATAACAACATTAGATAGCATACCTGTTATTATTAATGACACTATAGTATGGGAGAAGTTTATTACAACTAAAGATACTATTATTAAATATAATACTGTTTATGTTCCTAAGACTAGACAGGAGAAGAGAATAGAGTACAAGTTAAAGATTAAAACTATATACAAAGATAGGATAGTTGAGAAGGCTCAAGCTAAAGCAGAAGGTAAAAAAAATCAACCAAAAAAGAATTTCTTTTGGCTTGGAGTTTTAGTAGGGCTGTTGCTTTTGAGGATAGACTGAAATGGAAAAAAATGAGAAAAATTATTGAATTGTTCGATGATTACTTATTAGGATTATTTTCTAACATTAATTCATCTGCAGTTCGTTGTTGGTCGATTGAACTTTAGGCACCTTTCAAAAAACACGGATTAACGATCATAACATTATATTCAAATTCAAGAATCTTTAACACCTGCAAGAAAAACACTAATTTTCAGACCCCTAATCTTGAGCCATTTCTTAATTAGTCTACTATGTCTTCTTTTCGCTGTTATAGGTACTATATTATTTTTTCCT